TACAGATGCCATTGAAAAGGCATATACTACAGGTATTATTGACGGTGTTACTACTAATCCAACTTTAATTAGAAAGAGTGGTAGAGATCCTGAAGAGGTATATCAGCAACTCATTGATTATGGTATCAATGATATTAGTATGGAAGTTGTAGGAGACTACAATACAATGTTTGAGGAAGGTGTTCGTCTTTCTCGTAAGTTTGGTAAGGCATGTACTATCAAAGTTCCATGCACACCAGATGGATTAAGAGTTTGTAGAGAACTCTCTAGAGATCTTGTTAATGTTAATGTTACCTTGATCTTCTCCGCAGCACAGGCAATCCTTGCTGCTAAGTCTGGTGCTAAGTATGTTTCGCCATTCGTAGGAAGAGTTGATGATAATTCTTTCTCTGGTATAGAATTGATAGAACAGATCTCTGACATCTATACTATTCAGAGTGTTAATAAGACTGAAATTCTATCAGCATCTATTCGTGATGTGAAGAGTGTATCTGATTCATTTGCTTCAGGTGCTCATGTAGTTACATTACCACCAGCAATCTTTGAGAAGATGTATAATCATGTTCTTACAGATAAAGGATTATATCAATTTGATATGGATTGGGCACAAGTAAAGGTAGGGTTTACCACATAGTTGACAACTCCGTAAAGTTCTGTTAAGATAAATAAATCATACAAAGGACTCGAAAGAATCGTAACCCTGTGTAGATGTAATACAGAATCCCATGTCGGGGATTCTATCATCCGCAAGGGTTTTTTCTTGCGAGATACTTAAATACAATCATGTCTTTTAAATCAACAATCGCTGCTCTTGCAGCATCTCCATTCTTATTCGCTGGTGCAGCTTTTGCTGGTCCATATGTGAATGTCGAGAGCAATATCTCTTATCCTGATGGAGACTATTCAGGTGCTACAACTGATCTTCACATCGGTTACGAAGGTTCTCTTAGTGAGTCTGCAGACTTCTATGTACAAGGTGGTCCTTCATTCCTAGCAGTTGACGGAACTGATGGTTCTGAGACTGAGTTCTCTGGTAAAGTTGGAGTTAGCGTTGCTGCTACTGATGCTCTTGGAGTATACGGTGAGCTTTCTGGAATCTCTGACGAAGCTACTAATGGCGACGACCAGATCAACTGGGGTGCTAAGCTTGGTGCTAAGTTCACATTCTGATCTCTAATCAGATAACACAAAGAGACCTCTGCAATGCAGGGGTCTTTTTTTATGTTTGTTTATATATTATAATAACGTGTTATAATCCTTATGCCTGAAGAAGTAAAAGAAGAAGAAAAACTAGATTCACCAGAACCAGAAACTTCTGAAGAAGTTAAGGAAGAGGTGAAGGAAGAAAAACCAAAAGGTCTTATAGGAAAGATGGCAGATGCTATTGTTCCTGATCATGATGAGCAGATGGCCATCATTAGTACATTTGTGCGGCTCGGAATTTTGGTTTGGTCGGGTGGAATATTGACTTTAAATTATGTAGCCATCCCAAATTTCCCACAAAAGAATATAGATCCTACATTTATAGCTTCGGTTTTTACTGGAGTTTTGGCCAGCTTCGGAATTCAAACTGCATCCAAGAAGGGTGATGGTACGATGAAGATGAATGGTAATGGCGGTGGTGGTAGTGGTCCTAATGGTTCAGTATCTAAACAAGATATGGAGAAGTTGATTGAGAAAGCAACTCAAGCAGCACCTGCTCAGACCATTAGAATAGAGCAAGCACCTTTAGTGTTGACACCACAACAACCTAAGAAGGAAGAGCCACCTTATAAATTGTAATCTGTAATATATAATACGGTTGCAACTAACAAATGGCATACTCAATTACCCTACGTTCTCCAGACGGTACAGAAGATGTTATAGAATGTGATAGTGATACTTATATTCTTGAAGCTGCTGACGAGGCAGGATTGGATCTTCCAGCATCATGTAGAGCAGGAGCGTGTTCAGCATGTTTAGGTAAGGTGTTAGAAGGGTCGGTAAATAATGATGAACAGTCTTTCTTGGATGAAGATCAATTAGAAGATGGTTGGTCTCTCTTATGTGTAGCGACACCTGAGTCAGATTGTGTTATACTTACAGAACAAGAGGAGAACTTAGATTAATGAAAAAGTATTTAAATCAAACAACAGTTAATGTTATTGCTATTGCAAGTGCAGTAGCATGGGGTGCATGTCTTGTTGGAAATGTTCTTGATAGAGGACCAGACAAGGCAATGAAGGAACAAATGCTAATGAATAGAAGATTAGATTATGATATAGCTCGTCTTAAGAACTGTGGTGAACTAAAGAAATTTGGAATTGAATATCATCCTAAATCACCAATGCATTTCTTATGTGCTGATGTTATACTTAACTACGAAAATTCTGTAGAATAATGAAAAAGTATTTCGACAAAGTGGTAGAATGGGATCGGAACTTAGCAAAGAAGTTTCAAGATAAGTTTAACTTGACAGACTATCAGATGCTTGTGATATCATTCACCAAAGGATTTATTATAGGTGCTATTTTATTATGACAAAACATTGGCAAGACAGATTAACAGAGTGGTTTAGAAAATTCTGGGTAGATGAAGAGTATAATAAAAAGATAGCAGAGATGGAGAAAAGACAACTCTTTCTTCAGAGTTTGAAAGATAAAGGATATTCTTTTGATCAAGGTAATTCTTGGTGGGAAAGAAAATGGATTACTAATGGTGGTAAAGAATCTATTTTAGAAGTATATCAACAGTTAGAAAGTGGTGAGTGGAAACAATTGATGATTGGTTATGGTGATCGTGTTTTCTTTGAAGAGAAGGTTTCCAGTTCCTAACAGTGTCCGTGAGTCCACACATAACTAGGTAATAATTACTACTTTATGCTATAAATATATGCAGTATGGGATTGAAACAATCATGCCCCTGACTGCACAAAAGCATTACACTGTCGGTTATCACGACACACAACATAACAAGTATGAGATCTGCGAGTACGCAGTAGATTCATACGAAGCAATAGCACACAGCAAAGAGGATGTCTCCTATTTACGGGAGCATCCTCATTTTGTTGACTACTGTAAGAATAATTCAGAGATTGATAACATCTCTCGTCTTATGTCTGCAGGTATCCCAATGGGACATTAATTATGAAACATGAAATCATGTGGTGGATGAGCAGACTTACTATCATGGGTGTCTCCTTATCACTAGCAGTTAGACTCGCTGCAGAAGCATATGTCTGAAGTAGTACATTCAGTTAATATAATGATTGCTATCCTATTAGTTGCTGTGGGAGTTGCAATTTACTACATATTCATGTATGATACTTGGTATCCAAATGAGCAAAGTGAAGATAGCAGTATTGGAATCTCAAGTGCAGAGATTGTTGGACAAGCAGAAGGAACTCACTGAAAGAGTTCGTGCTAATGAGAAAGTAGTAGCCGCTATAGGTCTCTTGGGATCCATAGCGGTTGCTTTTATTGGTGCAGGATATTTTGCACCAAAGGCAGAAGCACACATGGGTCATTCATTTCCTACGGGTGAATGGATAGAGAAGATGAGAGATTGGCAATCACAACAAGATAGAATGTCGATAGATGAAATGCTAAATAGTGCTTTAGAAGATATGGAGGACAACAATGGGAGCAATGACCCCACCAAGCAGGAAGAGTTGCTACAACTTCCGAGTAACGGAGATTAACCGTGTTCTTGACGGCGATACTATTGATGTCACCATTGATCTCGGTTTTGATTTATTCAAGAAAGAAAGAGTTAGAGTTGCAGGAGTTGATACGCCAGAAAAAAGAACAAGAAACTTGGAAGAAAAAGCATTGGGAATAGATGCTACTAACTGGTTGAAGAAAAAGTTAGAAGATACTATTGCAGGTGATGGGGATGAACTTACTGTTAGAACTGAACTTGTGGGTGGAACTGGAAAGTATGGTCGTTTATTGGGATGGTTATATATAAATGAAGATACCGTCTCACTCAATGAGCAGATGATTACCGAAGGGTATGCACACGCTTATGATGGTGGAACCAAGGATATGAACCTTGAGAAACTCCGTGAGATACGTAGATCATTTGGTACACTAATAGAGGGTTAAACTCATGGCAGAATCACAAACTGAACAGGAACTGCAAGGTATTAATATGGAGATGGCAGGTACATCTTCTGAAATGATGGATCATGAAGCAAAAATTCATTCTCTTGAATCACAAGTAGCAGGACTCAAAGCACAGATGGCAGAAGTTGCATATCAAATGCAACGGGTCTACAATAACATTCAAGAACAGTGTCCACAACTTGGATTGGATTCACCTGATGCTAATGGAGCAATTACTTCTGCTTACCAACCTGCATACGAAAAAGCATTACAATCATAAATCACTAAAATGGAAACAATTATCAAAGATCTTCCTATACCTAAAGAGGTAATAGAAGTACAAGAAGCATTACCATTACCAGAACCAGAGTCTGGTGGATTATCTTGGACTAATGGTTTAGGTATAGCAGCACTAGTAGTAATTCTTGTTGCAGCATTTGCCAAATATAAGTGCAAGTGTAAGAAGTAATGCCTCAACATAATTATGAGAACCCTTCTGAAAAACAAGACCTTGGACATGTTGAAGCACAGGTCACTAAGGGTAAGAAATATTATGATGACCAAGGGTGGGAAATATCTCCACCCATCAGTGATAGAGAATGTATCTATCGCTGCTTAGAGAATTGTGAGATGCTTGCTGGACTTGATAAGAAACAAGTACAACGATTGATGAAAGACTTTGAGACTATGAAGACAGAGTTTGTAAGAAACGAGGAGTATCCAGTATTATGAGTGAAGTAGTACATTCAGTTAATATAATGATTGCAATTCTATTAGTTTCTGTAGGAATTGCAATCTACTACATATTCATGTATGATACTTGGTATCCTAATGAGCAACGAAGTGAAGATAGCAGTCCTAGAGACACAAGTGGAGAGATTGCTGGAGAAACAGAAGGAGCTCACTGAAAGAGTTAGAGCAAATGAGAAAGTAGTAGCCGCTATAGGTCTCTTGGGATCGATAGCGGTTGCTTTTATTGGAGCAGGATATTTTGCACCATCAGCAGAAGCATGTAGTCCTCGTTTAGATGGTGAACCTACTTATTGTCCAGACTTTGATGATGTAGTATTAAGAGATCCTCCTGTTCAAGAGGAAGAGGATGATGAACCAAGATATATTAAAGATTGGAATACTAGAAGTGTTACATTTATAGACACGAGAGAAGATAAACCTTTTGTGATTATGGACACTTATAATCATATGATTAATAAACTTCGTAATTGGAAATCTGAGAAAGAAAGAACCCCAGTAGAAGACTCTATAAATAATGCACTAGCTGAAATGGAGTGGCCTGATGGGAGCGATGACACCACCGAGTCGGAAGAGTTGTTACAACTTCCGAGTGACAGAGATTAACCGTGTTCTTGACGGGGATACTATTGATGTCACCATTGATCTTGGGTTTGATTTATACAAGAAAGAAAGAGTTAGAATTGCAGGAGTCGATACGCCAGAGAAGAGAACGAGAAATAAGGAAGAAAAGGAGTTAGGAATCGATGCTACCAACTGGCTTAAAGAAAAACTGGAAAGCACACTTTCTGGTGATGATCAGCTTTTCATTCGTACTGAGCTTGTGGGGGGCGTTGGGAAGTACGGACGGTTATTGGGGTGGTGTTACATCGGGGATGCAGAGTTGTCCCTCAACGATCAAATGATTACAGAGGGTTATGCTTGGGAATATGATGGCGGGACTAAGCAAAAGAATTTTGAAGAGTTACGTGAAATTAGGAGATCGTTTGGGACTTTGGATGAGTCTTGATCAATCTATTATAGATACTAAAGGAGTACAAAAACGCAGACTCCTTATAGATTACGATGGCTAAGGTACAGGAAATATACTTAGGTA